GTTAGCATTGCCTTTTCCTGTTGCAAACTTCTTAATTACAGTAGGCGGATAAGTACTGAACTTGATTTTTTGCTTCCACATTTTGTGTTTCAATAACCCAGTATTTTCTGCGATTGAACGAACACCAGCTTGAGCAGAAGTAGCAAAGGCATAACCTTCAATGAAAACTTCACTACATCCCTTTACTATAGATATAGCCCAAGAGGAAAGGGCATCATGTCTTTCCTCTTCAGTTTCCCATTCAGGATATGGCTCTGCCTGTAGATTACTTAACCCACACCCGGCGGCCAGTTGTTTTTGTTTTTCACTATTAGATAGATAATATAACATACACCCATCAAAGTCAAAATATCGATCATCATCTTCCTTTTCATAAACACATATTGCTGGAGAAGTTAGTGAGTAATCAATCCCAGCTATTTTCTTCTTCATCATTAGTTTCTCCTGTTTCACTATCCACTTCAAGGTAGTGGCCACAAAAAGAACACACTTCTAATCCTTCTGTATCATTTGTAAAAATCTCATAGCTTTTGTCACAACCATCACACATTATACTTATGGTGGCGTCTCCATCTTCCCAGACTATATCTACTGGCATAACTCCATTTACTCCATTTACTTATTTTCTTTGTATATTTGTTCAGTTGGAACAGGAAACACTTTTAATGTAATGTTGCCAACTTTCATATACCGTTTATCCCTAATAATATTAATAGTAATTTTCTCACCGACTTTATATTTTATTAATTCATCAGCAAATTCAACATCAGTATTAATGGGCACATCATTAATTCCTATTATAGTGTCCCATGCTCTTAAACCTTCTGGTATTGGATTAATTGGTTTATTTTTATCACTTATCATTAAACCAAAACTGTTCGGAATCGTGGTATTTATACCGGGATTGTCCTTCAATATTTTTTCTATATGTTTATCTTTTCCAAAAAGAGCAATAACCGAGACACCTAGTGCTGGACGTTCTACTTTTCCTGTTGCCAACATTTCGGTGAGTGATTTTTTTGCAATATCCGCCCTAACTCCTAGACCGATTCCTGCATTTTGATTTGACCTAGATACCATCAATGTAGCAATTCCCACGATCTCACCCCTTTCATTAATTATAGGACCGCCTGAGTTTCCCTTATTAATTGCCGCATCTACTTGGATAGATTTGACATAAGGATGTCTTGCATGTCTTTCATTATTAGAAATAATGCCTCTTGATAAACTCCATACCATTCCCATAGGATGACCGAAAGCATAAATTTCTAGGCCTATATGTATATCTTTAGCAAATTTTAAGTATGGGACTTTTCTTTTTAGTCCAATTACTTCAAGTACTGCTAGATCAGCTAATGGATCTTTTCCAATTACTTTTACTTGATATTCAGTCCAATCATCTTCATCCCAAAAATATAGATGAATTGTTTCTTGGCCATACACACAATGAAAATTGGTTAATATATGACCAGTTTCATTGATAGACACACCCGAACACAATGAATTGGGTGTATTAAGTTGTGGGTCTTTTAATTTATTTACCGATAGCAATACTACCGATCTTTGTATATGTTCAATAACCTCTTTATCGATGGCGTGTACCTGACCGACAAAGAATATTAACATAGAAAAGCATAACAAAATGAATAGCTTAAACTTTTCCATTTTTTCCTTCTAAAAACTTAACAGAGGTGTATCCTTAATAGATTCCTTTGGTTGCTCTGGTGAGTCTGATTCCCCGGAATTGGGTGGATTTACCTCTAACTTTTTGTCAACTTTAGTTGCATTATCTTCCACAAATTCGTCAAGTCCTTTTAACGCTTCATCATCTAATAATATTAATCCCTGTAGAGTATTATATTCTTTTATACACATTAATGATTTTTTCATAAACAATTTTGGAATAAGTACTGGTACTGTTTTAGAATCTTTATTAATGTATTCAACATATTTACTGTACTTAAATTCTGTTCTAATTTTATCTAATACACAAAAACAATGAATGGTCATTGCGCGTGCAATATCGGGTGGCGGTGTCTGAGCTAAAAGCTGAGGATTTCCCATTGCGACCCATCTTATTGTTCCCCCATAACACACATTTATAGTATCGAAAACAACTCGACTAGGCCATCCATCACCAGGCACTCTTTCTTGTGCTCTGGGTTGACTACTCAATACCATAACACTCATTAAAAATAAAATAAAAAATATCACCCTAATCATTTGCATTCTCATAACGCTATGTACCACAATAAGATTATTATTATAAATAACTCTACTACAAGCACAGTATGATACCATACCCACCTAGTTTCGTAGAGTTTGTCTTTTTCTATTTTATCTCTTTGAAAAGTAAAATGGACTTTATCTTTTACATCTTCTAACCACACATCAAATTTATCTTTTAGTGACATGTAGGTCCTCCTTGACTAAAGGTTACGTAACGGTTGGCGAAATATCAACTATTTCACACCCTTTCTCTGAAGTACATGCAAATTCTTGACTTGCACTAGTATAATCTTGTGATTCATAATCTGATAATGATGCCCAATTAACTTTTTTTGGCATTTGTTTTAACAGTTCATTGTACTCTTCTTTTGTACAATCTTGATATGGCGCCTGTTTATATGTGTGATCACTAAATGGTAAAAAACTAATACCACTAATGTCATCAAAATTGTCATATACCCACGCCGAGGTGTTTACCCATTCATCTTCTTTAACTGATACGGTTACACTTGGTTTATGTTCACACCATTCTTTTGCATAAGTGTGCCATAAAGATAATTGTCTCCAAGCAGTCATATCATTTCTACAAATAGCATCCTTTGGGCTCTTTGAAGGAAAAGAAAATACGGTTGTATGATCCGGCTTCGTTACATCCGGTTCATTTGGAAAGCCTTCCGCTTTCATCATTTTACATAATGGATCTTTATTATCAGCCCTCACAGTTCTAATATAGTAAGGGTTATGGCGGGCATGAATACCAGAAGCGGAATCTACAAGCTGCGAAACTGTACCAGATGGTTTCACACACGTAATGGAAGCACTACGTTCAATTCCTAATTTATCTGCGTATTCTTTATTTGTATCTATTGCTACTTGTCTTAACTCATTTAATAACTTCTTTGTATCACCCTTAGTTCCATTTGTTAAGGAGTTATCCATAATTCCGGTAAGTGAGACTCCCAGTAATCGCTCCTCTTCACAGTTTCTTTGCCACTCTTTTGAGAGGTATTTGAAATTGGTGAGTGTGGATTGAAAGGTGCCAAGGATAGTTGCAACCCGAACTTTGTCTCTGAGAGACTTGAGAGTGTCATCGCTCCTGACGACAACTTCGGAGAGGTTGCAGAATTCCCTGGATCGTAAAATGATTTCGCTGCAAGGATTTGTCCCGAAATCATCTCTCGCCACTCGTCTTTGAATGTATGTGCCATCTTTATCCTTTTCTCTAGTATTTAGGTCATTTACGTGATATTTACTGGCTAAACCATTGTAAATGCCACGTTCCCCAGATTTTGAATCATAAAGAGATAACCATTCTCGCATGAAAGTCCCTGCATCAGGCTTTTCTTTATAATTAACAGAATTGTTCGCTAACGCTCTTTGTACATCTTTTTCCCACCATTGGCCTGATTTGGCAAATCGCATTTCGCGATCATTGAGATCAGACAAACTAATAAGAGCACTACGCCTGACACCACCCACGACAACAATTTCCGCCGTTTTACATACAATGTCATGTGCCTCTATTGGTTTGAGTTTTCTTCCTACTGCAGAACAAAATGAAGCTACAGTAAAATTAAATAAGTCTACTAAAGGGGCGGGTCCCGATGCTCTACCACCAAATGTCTTTAATGGGGCTCCAGCTTCTCTCACCTTAGACACATCCCACTTTGGTATATGTCCACCATATAATAAAGATATCAGTTCTTTGAAAGCTCTTGCCCATCCTAATTTAGAGTCTGCTACTACAATTGTAGTTTCTGTTGCATATAACTCTTCGGGGATTGTGGGAAGTTTCTTTACATATTCTTCTTCTACCGAAAATCCTACACCTGTTCCGTTCATGAGTACATATAGTATTTCATCGAATGATCTAATGTGATCAACCTTTACATAAGAACAATTATAACCCGAAACGTTTTCTTTCTCTAAAGCTGGTCCAGCCGTCATTAAACACCTCATTGAAGGCATTACTTTCAGTTCCTTGACTGCCGTTTCTAATTCTGTTCTTTCACCATTTTCAAGTTTAAATTTATGATTCTTTTCTAAATGCCCACTAAAAAAATCAAAGTATCTCTCAATCGTTTCATCCCATGTTTCTCTTCGCCCTTTGTCATAATCCCATCGTGCATATCTTGATAAGTGAATAAACTGTTGGTATTCGGTAGGTAGCATTTCATCCTTCTTTCTATTTTAATTTGTCTAAAAATTCCGTTTCTTCTCGTTCTGATAATCTGTCTGTTCCAGTAATGGTGGGCAGAAGTTCTCTTATTATTTCCATTTCTTTTGCAGAAAAGGTCTTTGCGTTCAATACATAATCTGTAAATGCTTCACAACATATAGGAAATTTAGGTTCTACTAATTCCCACATAGCATTAGCAAACTGTTGAATTTCTTCTTGAGCATGGCTATCACCTCTTAGATGATAAAACTTAAAGAAATTGTTTAGGTCTATTTTCCAAATGACTTCGGTATAATTGGCCACAGGAAGCACTAAACGTGCTAACTCTCTTGATAGATCCCAATCTAATAGATTGTGGTAGGCGGTCTTTGCACCATCAAGGATTCGATATATTTCAAATTCGATCTCTCCTGGATTGGGCAATTCGCCATCTTCTCTACCTTGTTTGTTTGTTGTTGATTGGGGTTTTAATTCCTTCCCCTTCGGAAAATAAAAGTCATCTGACATGACTGAGTATCGTCCAGAATACTCGTTCAGATTTGCTGTCCTATGACGGACTAACTGGCGCATTACAAAAATTGGGAGTTTAATATGGAACTTGACTTCACACATCTCAAAGGGTGAGGTGTGTTTATGTCTCATTAGGTATCGGATGAGATTCCGTGTTTGACTTACCTTTCGTGTTCCTTCACCATAACT